AATTTGGTAATTGCGATTGCTTCTGGACTACACATGTTTCTTTTATTATAAGTATAAAGTTTTTCTTTTTACTTCCTATTTTGAGTTTACGTTCAGCTACAAATCCACATAATTGTAGCCATTTTAATGATTGCCAATTCTTTTCATAAACTAAATTATAAACGTATGAATAATTTTGAGATAAATAATCTATCCATTGTTTACATTCTCTGTAAAATGAAATTGGAATTTCTTTTAATTTTTCTGAACACAATAACCAGATGACTCCAAATTTGTTGTCATGTTGGCATTCACTTACACCAAACATTCCATACACAAATCCTTGTTCATCTGTAATTGTAAAATTTTCCGCTTTAGGTAAATTAAAACAAGATACTAAAGCTTGTATTGGTGTATAGTTGTGACTATACTTAATTTCCAATCTATCAATTTTTCTCATAGTCATTGATAGACTTACTGCGTCTTCTTCAGTTGCAGTTCTTACAAAAGGTTTTAACATTATACACGCGCTGATCTTCTGTAATAAAATCCTTCTATCTCAGCTGATGTAATATTAGCTGGTAAATAAGAACTAGATCTTATTGACACTGCGTGCTTTGTGTTTTCTGCTTGTATTGGAACTCTAAATGTACCAGTAGTAACTACAGGTGAATCAATTACTGATGTTGGGTTATCTATTATGTAACCATTAAAACTATAAGTTTGATCAGCTCTACCTGTATGAGTAACTACTATTTGAAAAAATCCTGAATTTGTGTAATCAAAAGACATTGTTCTTACTTGGTATCTACCAGACGTAACCGCTAATAAACCACCACCTTTACTTGGTTCTCTAATAAATTGAGTTGATAGTGTGTAAAGAGTTGTAAAAGCAAAACCAAAATAAGCAGAAGTATTATTTCCATCTACTACTACTGTATTTGTTGATTGACTAATTATACTTAAATCTGCTCCAGTTGTTGCCGATATTGCTTGAAGTCCAGCTTTTACTAAATAAGGTAATGTAAAAGTAGTTCTATTAGTTCCTGAATTATAAGTACCAGTTAATAAAACTCTTTGATCTAGATAAATATTCATACCTAAATTAGTATTTTCTAAATTTCTTAAATCAATTTTATATAAATTTGCCTTAGTTCTTTCGTTGGCTATTAAATAAATGTAACTTTCGTAAGCAAATCCACCTATAATTTGTACATCAGGGAATTCCCAGTAAGACCAAGCACTTTGTACTTTATCATTACCATTCCAAAAATACTTATAGACATAAATTCTTTTTGCGTAATTTGGATTTACATTTGTTACTACAGTATGAGGTGCACTAAAAGTATCAGTACCATCATCAGCTAATCCAACAATTGTATCTTCAATTGTATTACTAATTAATTTATGAAGATTAACTGGAATGTATGAAGGTATTGATGCTGTTATATCAATTGAATCATTATTTGTTGTATCAGGTTGAACAAAGTATTCTCTTACAGCTGAATTCAATCCTCTTTTTTGTACAAAATAAATATAGTTTCCAGCTCCAATAGGAGCAATTTCAGAATTAGATTCAAATCTAGTTGATAAAGTTATGCTTGCATCTGATGGGGATAAACCAGCATTTGCAGTTTCAATTTTAAATTGAGCTTTATCTGAGAACAATAATAATTCTTCATTAAATGGTAATGCGTGTCTTAAAATACTTACTTCATTTGTTGTAGCAGCAAGATCTATTGGATCAGTTGCTAAAACACTTGCTACAGTAGTTGCAAAGAAATTATAGAATGAACCTGCTTCACTCATAATAATATTTTCATCAGCAAGTATTGCAAGTCTATTTTTGTAAAAAGTAATATTGTTTATTGTATAACCAATAAAAGTTGGGTTTGGATTTGAATCATCATCACCAGTAGTTTTTAAATCCCAATCAATTTGTGAAAATGAAAATGTATCAGTAGCAGCATTACGCACTAATTTATGAGGCATTGTTGCCTTATCAATAGTAGTTTTTACTCCTGGACCTAATGTTTCTTTCCAAATTCCATTACTAGTAAATTTTACATAGTAATCGTTATTAGATGTACCTTCGTCTCCAGTAACTTTTATAAGAAAATTTGCAGGAGCTATATAAGGTAATTTTTGAAAATCACTTACTGAATCTTTAATAGTATACATTGTACTTTCTCCAGCTCCATCAGAAGACGAAATTGTAAAAGCAGCTGAGTTATCTTTTGGCTTTATATGAATTACAGAATTGTATCTTGTAACATCAAAATAAGTAGAAATTGGAGCAGCGTTTAAAGCAGTGCCTGTAAAACTTCCTTGTGCACTACTTCCTGTAATTAAAATATTTGCAATAGTTGCTGTATCTCTTAAATAACCTTGTGTTGAAACGTTACTACCATCTGGCATTTCAAATGAAGTAGTTGTTGAACCCATGCTTGGGTGATACAAATTAATTTTGTAAGTTCTACCAAAGTTACTTCCAACTATATAAACTAAAGCTTCTTGTTGTTTAGCTGTATTTGTTGTTGCAGCCATTGCCGGCTTTATAGATTTATTTAAAATAAAAGTAGTGTCTCCTACAGACGCAAATTTAAAATCACCTTTAGGATCAATTGAAGTCAAATAACTTGACCCACTAGAAATAGTAACTGATTTAGAGTTACCTAAAAGATCATAAACATTTATTCCACCATTGTAGGCAGCAACTATATATTGATTATCACCATCTCTTATAAATGGGTGTATTGCAGTATTAGTAGAATAAATTTGACTATTTAATAAATTTTTAACAAATTCTAATGGTGGTCTTCTTTGTAATCCTTTAACTAAAGATGATTGAGCATTAATTTGTGCTTCACCTTGAGTTAAGTTTCTTTGTGTTGGATTCTGTTGAGAAATACCATTTATTAAATTTGGTACTGAACTTGAAATTACAGGCATTAAAAGTATTTTCGATTATTTCCGCGATACATTATTCTGTTTGTTAAATCATTAGACAATATATTAGGTTTTTCATCTGCAGAATCTAATTGTGAACAAGTTAATTGAGCTTCAAATTCGTCTTGTGCACTAAATCCAGCTAATTCTTTTGAGCCTAAATATCTAGCTTGGAATCTTCTTCCAGCAGCTGTTACTATGTATCTTCGTGCGAATTGTGGAAGTTCATCAAATGGTAATAGAATAATCATATCTACTACTATTGCAGCATCAAACGCTGTTGTTTTTTTATCCTTGTCGTATAAAAAACCGTTTCTAATAATTACTTTTTTTTGATTGTATTGATTTCTAGTTGTTACCCAAACACAATTTGATGGTATAGGAATTTTGCTATTTGAATCTAGCGCTAATGTATAATCTTCTTCTGTATTAAAATTCCAGCCTTGAGTTTGTATATCAACTGAAGTCTCATCTAATATTTGTTTAGCAATTGATACGTCTGTTGAAGTGATGTCTATAATTGACGACACTGGAGCTTCTCCTATTATAGAGAGCATAATATTAATTGCTTGTAATTCTGAAGTCGGTGTTATTTGTGTTGTCATTTTAAAAGATTAATTAATGACAGGCGACTGTTACATCGCCTGCCCTGATATTGATTAAATTATATCTGATTAAGAAGCAGATCTAATTCCAACAGCAGCTTCTGGTCTTAATACACCATGTCCCATAGCGTATTTAGCAACCATTAAAGTTCCCTGTCTGCGAATATCGTACTGAGACTCAACGCCAAGCTCAAGTAACTTTACAGTTCCAACAGCTGACGGGTGAGCTACTAGTGCAACATAGTTAGAAAGATTAACTCTTTGTGGATATGATCCTACTGCACTTCCAGCGTCTACTGCTGTAGATGCTGATAAGTTTGAAGTTACGAAATGAGCAGTTGGAATTAATTCTATTCCAGCAATTTTCATTACTTTTCCTTCTGCAATTGAACCTTGACCACTGAAGTCAATGTTTACTGCGTTTGTTGCATTTGCTAATTTGTAGTACTCATTAAGTCTAATGAATGCTCTTCTTCCTTCTTTAGGAACGTAATTAGCGTCTAGTTGTTTAGCAGCATCAAACAAAGAATCAATAACAGCGTTAGCTGCTGTAGCAGCAGTTGCGCTTGCGATTGATGTGTTTGTTAAAACTGTTCCTGCACCGTAACCTGAATCAGATACGTTTGCACCAGCTTGAGCTGCTTGACCAATAGTTTGTAGAACGTGCTTGTCTTTTTGGAAAGCTAAAGCTCTTCCGATTTCTTGACTGTACACTGATCTTACATCATAGTGGTTTTTTGCTTCTTCGATATTTGATAAAAATACTGAAGAAATTAATAGGTCATTAATTGTAATAACCTTTTCATTGTGGTTTATGTCTGAACCTGTGATTTCAGAGCCTGGAGTGTGGTAGCTCGCTTCTACACGCCCCATTACTGGGAATGTAGCTGACTTACCAGATGCGATTGATCGCACCATTTCTGCTCCATCTGTAACTGAAGATTTTTCAAAAGAAGTAAGAACTTCTCCTGCAAATACCTTTAAAAACAGAGCGTCTTCTGAACCAGCAGCATTTACTTGACCTAAACTTATTGGGTTTGCATTTGCCATTGTTTATTTTCCTTATTGTTTGTTTGCTTTGTTAATAAAGCCTGAACATTTAAGATTTGCGATTACAGATTGTCCTCCGCAGAGGGTCAGTATGCTACACTACATATGTGTCGGCAGTTGCCATCTATTTAAGATTGCACAACTATTTATTTAAAATTTTCATTGAATGATTCAACTGCGTCATCAATTAAATGACTAAATCTCCACCCAATAAAAATGCCTAGAATCAAGACTAAAAATGTAATCATTATAGTCTAGAATTTTTTAATTTATTTTTAACTTCTGCTTGATAAGCAGTATCTTTTTTGTATCTTGGATCAGCCATTGCTGAAGTTACTTGCGCCCACGATTCATAATTTTCGTTTCCTAAAGAACCTTTACCTCTAACTAAATTTGGTTCTTGAGTTTTATCCATACGAGCTTTTAAACCAGACACAGCTACTTTAATTGCATCAATGTCTCTTCCATTAACAATACGATTGTAAGCTGCAATTTCATTTTCAGCTAAACTATCTTTTGCCCATGTCATCATATTAGAATAATCTTGAGGACCACCAACTACTGCTTTAATATCAGTTTCAATTTGTTGAGAAAGTGCTTGTTGTCCTTGAATATAAGAATCAACTATATCTTTTGAAATACCAATTTTCTCTAAAGACTTAATTGATTTTTCTGATAATGATCCATTTTCAGCGTACTCATTTGACAAAACGTCCATGTTTAATCCTGCAGATGCTACTACTTCATTAGCAGTTTGATCTATTTCTAATTCAGATTTTGTATTTGGTGTTTTGCTTTGATTTTGTTTAGTAATTTGCTTTTCTAATTCTTGATAAGATTTAATTAAATCATCTTGTGACTTAAACTTTCCAAGAATTTTTTGATCTTCTGTTTTAGTATCTTGTGCAACAGGAGTTGTTGTTGTTGTATTAGTTGTTACTTCTGTATTTTGTGTTGTTGTTTCTGCTGGTTTTTCAGCAGTAGTTTCAGTTGCTTTAATTGTTACTTGGTCCACCATTTGTATTTCCTATATATTGTTGTGCTTGTTGTGCGAGAGCTTGTCCATCAATTGATCCGTCTCTTATACCTTCTACCATTCCCTTTGTGACTGGACCTGCAGCTTGGTCAACTAAGTTGTTAGCCATTGCTGATGAATTTTGTTGTTGTTGTTCTGCAGCTACTTGTTCTTGGTCTTTAATTAGTCCTTCAGTATCAATACCGTGACTAGTAGCTATTCTTATTATTAAATCATTTATGTTTATTAATTGTACTGCAGTTGGATTTAATTTTGCTAATTGTCCAATGTCTGTAATGAATTCTCTAATTTTTACTAAATCATTTCCTCTACCAAGGGC